CGGTCCCTTGCTATTTTTCGCAGCATTAGGGTCATACGACTGCTCTCCTTCATCGTCAGAACCGAGATTCTTGGATATTTCCCAGAATTCCTTACTGCCGAGCTTGAATGGCCCGTGCTGTTGTGCCTTATACCAGAAGATTTGGTCTTGTAATTTGTTGGATTTCGCGTTATTATTGATGACGAGACACTCGTAATTCTCGGTGCACTGGTCCATCACCTGACAAAAGCTCTCAAAAGTGGGGAACATACCCGCATAATTGTCGTAGATTCGCTTACGATTCGCAATATATGGTTCACGGAGGATAAAAACGTAGTCGATATTCGTGCGGAGATTTGGAGGGATACCAAGGGGATATTGCATTGTGATGACTAACATTATCTTCCAATGACGCCCGTTCATAAAGAGGAGGCGCATCATCACGTCCTTCGTCCATTTGTTATCATACAAGCAATCATCCAATACAACGAACGTCCTTGGGTCAATGGATGACTTCTTATATGTATCCATTTCCTTTTTCACTTGCTTTAACACTGCCTTCTGGCGCTTAAGAATGTTCTCGATGATGGCCGTATTATAAGCGTCGTGAATGAATAATTTTGGGACGTGTGCTGCGAAGAAGCCGTTGCCTGCTTCTGTTCCGGAGATGACTGTCCCGATGGGGATATCCTGGTGGTGAAACATCAAGTCCTGGACGAGGAAACTTTTCCCGGTATCACGACGTCCAATGAGAACGATAACTGGGCCTTTGTTTTCATCGGGGCGAAAACTGATAGCCTTCATATCAAACTTCGCGAGTTCTAAATTCATCGCTGAACTACCGCTTGATAATAAAAAAGAAAGAGTCAGTAATAAAAATGAACGATATTATAATATGACCGTTTACACGAATCGATTCGATTCGATTCGATTCCCGTTTAAAATAAATATAAAACTTCTATTCAACAATCATATCACATTTAGGAAATCACCCAATCAATGTCAATGATTCCATCGGCGGAGTGTCCGCGATTTCAACTTCATTACCGAAAGCATAAGTATATTCCTGAATCAATTGAGCCCGCATTACTTTACGATATCCAAAACTATATTCCGATTTATTCTCGATTTTTTGATATCAATGACACCAATTATAACGGGATTCAGTTGAACCAGAAGTTTTATTTACAGAACATTATCGCGCATCCAGGGCGAATAATGGGCGACGGAGAGACCGCGACCATCGACCACGACCACGACCACGACCACGACCACGACCACGCAAGGTCATTGAATCATTTAGAAACCATCATTGCCGATGACGATGGAAATACAAACAATATTCCGATATTTGTCAAGTATTCTCCTCTACTGGACCCTATCCGATATTTGTCGGGGAAATACCTCGCGCAGCAGGATAAAATGCGAACCCTTCCTAAATATAATTCAACACCAGAGACGTGTGAAGAGAAAATGTTGAATACGAATAATTCTTCCTATGTAGACGGATTTTTTTCATATTTAACGAGCCAAGCACTTCATACGCACGGCATCGTCCACGGAGTGGATTATTATGGAAGTTATTTGTGTAAACAACGCGAATTTTCGACCAATGTATTTGATGATATTGACTACTTGGTCGGCTGTTCCTTTTTCAATAATTACGAAAATGAGCTCTTTACGATTGACTATTCTCAATTTGGCGATGACGACGACCTTTCTTCCGACATCAATATGAATAAAATGATGAAAATCCGAAACAAAATGAAACAAATGATTGGACCCACTGGCAATGGTAGTTATATTGAATCTAATGAAGATTACAAGAATCGTATTCATATTTTGGACCATACCACCAACATTGACCCGGTCGTAAACACAATTGAACCGTGTGCCGTGACCCCTGTAGTTACCGAATGTATTCCAATGAATACGCCAATGGAGGTAGTTGAATTGAATCTCTCAGATATTGAAAATGAAATCTCTCTCGCGGATACGACTACAAAGAAACAAACCCGGGATTATAATGATGGAAGTGATAGTGATACGTCGCAGTCGAATTCTTCGTATACAACGATTAGCGATGATGATGCCGCTGAGGGTGACGGTGACGGTGACGGTGCCGCTGACGGTGACTGCGACGAGAGCAGCGATGAGAGCAGCGACGGCGATGGCAGCGACGTAGCAAATGAACCCGATGAAAAGAGTACAAGAAGCGACAGCGGAAGCGACAGCGGAAGTTATGACAGTAGCGACGAACAAATCATCGTGAAAATCAAAGACTTCCCCATCCAAGCCATCCTTCTTGAAAAATGCGTGAATACCCTTGACCATATTATGATGACAGATGAACTCACGAAAGAAGAGTGGCAATCCATTCTATTTCAGGTCATAATGACACTTATCATCTACCAGAAAATGTTCGCGTTTACACATAATGACCTTCATACGAACAATGTGATGTTCATCGAGACAACTGAAGAGTTCTTGTATTATTTCTACGAAGGCCAGTATTATAAAGTCCCCACATATGGCCGTATTTTCAAAATCATTGATTTCGGTCGCGCGATTTACAGGTTTCGCAATGAGCTCATTTGTAGCGACAGTTTCCACCCGAAAGGCGACGCCGCAACGCAGTATAACTTCCCACCCTATTACAATCCAGAAAAACCCACCGTAGAACCCAATTTCAGTTTTGATTTGTGCCGGTTTGCCTGCGCGCTTTTTGACTATTTTATTTACGATTTGCGTAAAGTGGATAAACTGTGTAAATCCGACCCCATCATCAAGTTGGTCGTGAAATGGACGATGGATGATAAGGGGCGGAATGTGCTTTATAAATCAACGGGTGAAGAGCGATACCCTGACTTTAAATTGTATAAAATGATTTCGCGGTCGGTTCACAATCACGTGCCCTCATCCGAGATTCATAATCCGCTGTTTGATGAATACAAAATCACGATGAAAAAATACAAGAAGCACGCAGCACTCTCTGCGAAGTTCTTGAAAGATGGGCGAAACACGCATATTTTTATCAATGTAGATACATTACCTGTATATTATACCACGGTCTAGGTCGCCGTCGGTCAATCAATGGTTACGACGACGATTATCGATAACCATCTCTCGGTGTGCTGGAAGACCATTCTTGGCGATGAATTCAATCTGGCGCATCGTCCACCCCATCGAACATCCGGAGTGGCCAGTCTCCATATGATATTGAACTTGTGAAACAATCTCGTTCTCGCCCTGGCTGAAGATAAATCCGCGGTTTTCTGGCGGGCTGTATTCCGAGAGATATTTCCATACATTGATTTCGCGGTTTTTGATATCCGGTAGTTCATTTACGCGAAGAATTGCGCGCATTCCGTCGCGGACCATATCCTCAGACCATTTGTCGTTGAAGTAAGAGAGGTCGCAATCTCTCACAGCGTCAAACGTAAGCGGCCAATATTCTTGTTCTTCTTCGGGAATTGGGGCGCGTTCCAGGTGAACGGCGACGGATTCGGGAGCGACGACGGTAGCGGTAGCGGTAGCGGACATATGATAACGATAACGTAAATGGAATGTAGAATCAAAAAAGAATCATAAAAACGTTTCAATTTTATGATTCTTTCATTCTTTCATTCTTTCATTATTTTCATAGCAACACTATCCAATATAACACCTACAAGCACACCCAGTGATAAACTTCCAGATACAAAACCGACAATTGCGGTGACAATTGTGATAGCCCATCGCCTATCAAATGACTGTGGCTTAAATACGCTATCCCAATCACCCGTCTTGTAAACAACCAATAACATCACGCCTACGACCGCCGCAATTGGAATTTCATTGATTGCGCGCCCGAAGAAGAGACTTATTACGATAAATAGGATACTTGTTATCACAGATGAAAACTGGGTTTTTGAGCCATTTGACAAATTCAATTTACTTTGCCCAACCAATACACAACCACCGAATCCGCCAGTCAATCCGGTCGCTACATTTGCGATACCTTGAACGAAACTCTCGCGGAATGAATCACCCTTCACATGAAGCGTATTTTCCGTTTCCTTTACCATAATAAGCGACTCCAATAACCCGGTAAATGCCATTGCCGCTGAAAACGGCAGCATTTTCATAAGATTTTCCGCGGTGTATTTTATTTTGCCGGATGAAACCGAATCCATAGAAATAATGGATGGGAGTTCCGATTGAATCGCCCCAATATCTTTTACACGGTCAATGTTGTAATAATGTGTAAAGATGTAAATGAACGCGGTGATTGCGAACATTGATACTAATCCACCCGGAACGTGAATATACTGGTCGTTGCTATGTGTGATTTTAATGACACCGAAAAACGCAATAAATGTAGAAATAATTGTGAAAAGTGTTGTATTTGCCAGCTTGATTCCTGTAATCCATTTTTTATTCTTATCTTTGAAGTCGTCCAATTGGTGAACCGCAATAAGACCGGCCAATGCGACTAAAAATCCCGACATAATATGTTTGGGAACATATGTTACATATTTATAAAGACCCGTCACCGCGGCTATCATCTGAATAAAACCGCCGGCAATAACAGTCGGGATAATGTATTCCTTTCCGAGTAATGTTGTTACACCTGCGATGGATGTCGCGACAGCCGCAGTTGACCCAGAAATCATTGTTGGCATCCCTCCGAAGACGGATGTGATGAGAGACATCACCATCGTATTTTGGATGCCGGTATTCGGAGATAGCCCCATAATGAAAGCAAATGCGATAGATTCTGGCACTAACAATAATGCGATGGTGAGGCCTGAGAGAAACTCATTGATGAGTAATGTCGGTGACGCGGATGCTACAGTTGTCATTTGTAATACTATTATAATATCGTAATAATATAATAATTCGATTATTATTAACAAGCATATTATAACTGTAACCGTAAATATCTTGCTACTGATTATTTATGTTAGATACCGTCATCGTTCATAATCCATATAAACATATTTCGTGTATATATGTATTACGGTAGAACATATGACAGACGAAG